GTCAAAATACCCCTAATAGTGTTTATGCTTACCCAGGGTGGGGAGTTGAAGGTAGAACTTTAGTACCAAAACCAGCTACATTCAGTGAAATGATAGATATGGCTGTAGGTAGTTTTAAGCCTGAGTCCCAAAAATTAATTGTAGTTTACCCGGGTAGATTTCAACCATTTCATTTAGGTCACGCTGCAGTTTATAATAATCTTAAAGAAAAGTTTCCAGAAGCTCAGCTCTACATAACAACTTCTGATATAGTTGATAAAGATGAATCACCATTCAACTACGAAGATAAACTACAGATGATAGTTGCAAGTGGTATACATCCTAAAGATGTGGTTAAAAGCTCACAACCATATAAAGCACCGGAATTAGTAAACAAATACGATAAATCTTCAGCGAAGATAGTATTTGCAGTAGGTGAAAAGGACATGCAAGGGCCGAATCCTAGATTTAAATTTGGTTTAAAGAAAGATGGTACACCTACATATTTTCAAAAGTTTACAGATAAAGATAAACTTGAGCCTATTGAAAAACATGGCTACATTGTTACAATACCTACGGTAAAGTTTAAACTTAGTAACGGTGATGTTAAGAGTGCTAGTGAGATTAGAGATCTCTATAAGCGCTCTAACGATACCCAAAGGAAACAATTAATTACAGACTTATACGGTAAATTTAATAACCAAATTTATAATCTGTTTAATAAAAAGATAGGTTAATTAGGGTAGTCTTCTGTTTCTATTTCTAACATACCCGTAACTGGCGGCATTTTATCATCACCGTAAGCTACATAATCACTAGAGGTTATAATATAATCTTCTGCCAAAGTAATCTTCGACGCCACCCAAGGCTCTAGTTTACCACCTTGGTGAAGTTTCTCAAATAGCTCTATAGATCTATTAGCAATATTTAGTAGTTGACGCTTAGCCATATCAACCGCATCTTGCCCGCAAGCTTCTTCTTCATTATTTTCTGCACCAGGAGCTACATTTTTTTGAACCCCACCGACAGATAAATTACCAGAACCTGCAGCTGCTGCTGATGGTCTTCTTTGAACTGCTGCAGCAGAATCACTGTTACCAATTGTTGTCATTTTCATATCACCTCTACCGTTAACATTAGGCCCGAGACCTAAGTCTTCATTTAGTTGTATATACTTGTTGTAAATTTCGTTTTTATCAGCACCGGTAATTCTCATGTAATTATTTATAAATAATAATATGAGATTTGATACTTTAGTTACACAATTACTCAATGAATATACAATCATTGAAGAAAAGAAAGGTAAAAGATGCACTAAAGTTACCGGTCAACAATCATCTACACGTAGTGATAAAAAGTATATGAGATGTACTAGAGTCGATGGCAAGTTAAAAAGAGTGCATTATGGAGACCCTAACTTACGTATTAAAAAGTCAAATCCAAAAAAACGTAAATCTTTTAGAGCTCGTCACAAATGCTCAACAGCCAAACCTGGTACAGCTAAATACTTTAGCTGTAAAAATTGGTAAAAAATAATTTTATGCCTTCAACATCAGAAAAACAAAAACGATTCTTCGGAGCAGTAATGGGCGCTAAAAAAGGTCAAAAAGGCGTATCCGGTGCAGCTAAAAAAGTAGCAAAAGATATGCCCAAGAAAGAAATTAAGAAATATCTCAAGGTAAAAGAATCAATGAGTTTTGCTGAATTCTTCTACTTTACAGAAGGTAAAACTAAACAAAGACTTGACCCAAAATGTTGGAAAGGTTATCGTAAAGTAGGTACAAAGAAAAAGGGTAATAAGATAGTTAACGATTGTAGACCTATAAAGAAGTAGTTGATTAACAGTTTTTGTTAAATACTATATTGTATGAACGAAAACATTACTTCATTACAAACTAACTTCGCAACCTTTCAGGAAGAAATTGTAAAGTTTACAGAAAAGAACAACAGCTCTGCTGCTGCTAGAGCTCGCAAGGCTCTCTTAGAAATCGGTAAGCTTACACGTACTCTTAGAAAGCAAATTCAAGAGCGTAAGAAGGAGCTCAAAGGCGCCAAGGCTGTGTAGTATAAATAATTGAGTGATATCATATCAATTATTTTTTGAAAGAGCACTAGGTTTAGTTGAAACTGTAGTTTTTAAAGAATTAGGCCCCGTTGACGCTAAAGTTGATAGCGGTAACGGGGCTTTCAATGTTTTACATGGTACTGATATCGAGAGACAACCAGATGGTTCTGTAGTATTTAAAACCGTGGAAGGAAAGCTTTTACGTAAAAAAGTTCACGATTATATCGATATTAACATCGGGGCAGGTAAAGTAGAAAAAAGACCTGTTGTAATGTTTGATATAAAGTTTGCTGGTAAAAAATGGAATAATGTACCGTTTTCTATCTCAGATAGAAGTACCAATGAGCAACATGTACTCATTGGTAAAGATTTTATAGTCAAGAATGGTGGTATAATTGACGTCGAAAAAGAATATAACGTAAGTAAGTAGTTCTTACTTATTTCGAGCCCAGTGAGTAATGAACTGATAGAATTCAGCTCTTACTGCAGCATCATTCAAGAAGTCGCCAGATAGTTTGGATGTATTCATCTCACAACCATCATGTCGTACACCTCTATTACAAGCACATGTATGAGTTGCACTTACCATAACTGCAACACCTAGATTCTTTTCACATACATCTGAAATAGCTTTATGAATCTGCATTGTAAGTCCTTCCTGAATTTGAGGGCGTCTTGCATAAAATTCAACAATGCGATTAAGCTTAGAGAGACCAATGACTCTACCTTTTAAGCTTGGAATATATGCAACGTGAGCAACACCTGTAAATGCAAGATGGTGATGACTGCAAAGTGATTTAACTGGTATACCACCTTGAAACACCATACCATCATAACCGTCAGCAGGAAACGATGTAATCTTCGGTGGATGATCATAACAGCCTGAAGCTATATCTCTTACGTACGCTTTAGCAACTCTATGAGGTGTACCATCACTATTAGGATCATTACGCCAATCAATACACAATGCATCTAGAAAAGCTTCATATGCTCTCGTTGCATTTTCAATAATCTGCTGCTTCTCCTCTTCTGTTCTCGGTAAATTGCTATTAGCTGTTGGTATGGTAGGATGCTTCACACGTTCACATTTCATATGGTATATAATAGTACATTTCCTAGGAAATCAATAAATAATATCATGACCGCGGTAAAATTAGAAGCTATATTTAAAGAGCAAGAGCAAAAGTTAAAACTATTTAAATTAAAATCAGATCCCGTTGATGCTTCTAAGACATACGTTGGTTATATGTTAAGCGAGCAACCTAGTGCTTCTGATTCAATATTAGGTGCAGGGGGTAGAGTATTAAAAACAATAGGAAGTACGATAAAAGGTTTAGAACAAGGTGCTAGAACTTTTAGACAAATCGGTGAAGGGGATTTAGGTCAACTTGAAGAATTAGGGGATAAGCTTTTAGCTAAAGTGTATGATAAGATGGCAGGTAAAGCTATGTTATTAGGTAAAAAAGGGTATACTAGAGTAAACCTAAATGATGAAACAATAGTTGATACGTTAAATGAGTACGCCAAGTCTAAAGTTAAAAAAGAATCTTTTCTTGCTAGAGTAAACGAAGGGTTGTTTAACTTCTTAAAAAAGAAACAACCTGAATCCCCTCCCCCAGCTCCGCAATCACGTTCAGGTAATCAACAGTTAGAACTACCACTCGGTATAAAAAGAGTACCTAAAATAAGCCCGGAAAGAATAAAAAAAAGACAAGAAGCACTGAGACTATTTAACCAATTATCTCCTAGTGAAAAAGAATTAGTAAGATACTATTTTAGAGGAATGAAAGATCAGCGTGAACTACTAAAGAAATCTATTAATGAACAAAAAGGTGATAAGGCTATAGATATTTTAAGTCTTTTAAAAGACGATCCATATTTTCAAGATAGATTAGCTTCTGGAGACCCAAAAGTAACACCAGAGCAAGATGATACGCAAAATTTTACAGAAAGTAATTTAATTTTTAATATTACAAATCAGAAAAAATTCGCAAAAGGTACACAATTTGTACTAAAGCCTGAAAGTGAAGAGTTAGATAAGTTTTTAAAAGATATAGGAGTTAATCAGGTAACTATTTTTAAATCTGAAGATACAAATCAGAACACTAACACATTAGACGTATATTTTTACGGCACCGGCGGTAATGCAATACCTCAGCTAATGTTTACAGGATTGAGATATGCATATGATGATAGTAAAAAATCATATGTTGTTAACTCAAAAATAGCTGCTAAAAAATTACCAGTACTTTTTAAGTCCAGCTTACCTATAGAAACTGATTCAGTAGACTTGATTAGTAGAGATGATGCTAATAAACTTATAAAGTTTAACTTTAAACCATCAGCTTTTCAAACTCAAGCTGGATTAAATGCATATAAAGATAGATTTATACAGCCCATAACTAAGAAAGGTGTGCAAGGTGAAAATTACGCAACAATAAGCGCACCTTTCATGTTTTCAGACGATAAAACTTATTACATTTTGGATGCATCTAAGATGAGTACATCCTTTGATAGAAATTCAAAGTTTTACGATCAAAATCAACTTAAACAGCTCCGTGGTAAAGGTAAGACTAAATCAAAAACAACACCTAAAACACCAGCTAAGGTAGCTCCTAAAACCCCTGTAACAAAACCAGATACAGATACACCAAAATTTAAAGTATCTCCTCCTAAATCTAAACAGACAGAATTTAAAATGTAAGGAACGTTGATATTATCTAATATTAGATATAATATCAAGATGCATCAAGATATAAGTAAATATACGTCAACGAAAGTAATTCCTTTAGGCTCAACAGCATTCAGACAACCATATGCAGATAGCCATTGTAAGTTTATTCACGGCTACAGACTTCAAGCTAAGTTTTGGTTTACTTGTTCTAAGCTTGACCGTAATAATTGGGTTGTAGATTTCGGAGCTCTTAAAGAATTAAAGAATATACTTGAGCAGACATTTGATCATACAACTGTTGTATGGGCTAAAGATCCAGAAAGAGCTACGTTTGAAACCTTACATCAAAAAGGTATAATTGATTTACGGATTTTTCCAGATGGTGTGGGTATAGAAAAGTTTGCTGAGTTTTGTCATAAAACTGCAGAGAAGTTTATATCTGAAAAAACAAACGGTAGATGCTGGGTGGATAAGGTTGAAGTTTGGGAGCATGAACAAAACTCAGCAACCTATGAAAACTCCTCAACACACGGTGAAGATAAGATAGTTTATACACCGTTAACTGAAAAAAATACACCTTCACCATCACCAGTACCACCACCTCCGTCCCCGGTACCTCCTGCACCATCACCGCAATGCCCCCCACTTCACTATCCAAAAACTCATAATACTTACAAGGACTTATTTAAAGGAACCTCTTGGGGTAATAAATAAATGTATGAAACTAAAAGACATGTACGGTAATTATATTGCAGGTAAACCTAATGTATTAAACGTTGTTTTGCCGAATATTACACCGCAGTCTTTTGTTGAAAAAGATCCGAAATCTTTAGAGTTGGAGCGTTCTGTAAATGAAAAAATGCAAAAAGCTATAGAAGCTTCAACCCCTAAAGAAATAAAAAAGCCTTTTCAGCCTCCTTATAAGACTAGAATAGTCAGTTATGAGGAGGCTATTAAGGAATTAGCTAATACTCTTAAGCTTACTGACAATAAACCTTAAGATTTGACTGCGAACAATTTCGCTTTCAGTAAACTTAAAGGTAAATATACCTTGTTGTTTGCAATCATCGCTACCAAATGCGTTTAATATCTTATTAAAACCGGACGTCTTTCCGATATCAGCCTGGAATGAGTCACCTAATATCGCGTATTTGGTATTATGACCAAATCGTGTCAATATTGTTGTAAGCTCAGACAATGTTAGGTTTTGAGCTTCATCAACAATAACAAAACTGTTCCTAAATGTTAAACCTCTTAAAAAGTTAACAGGAATACATTTAATAACATTACTACTAACAAGATTTTTGATAACAGCAGGAGATATAAGTTCCTCTAACTTATCATGTAGAGGCATTGCCCAGGGGGAAAACTTTTCATCAATTTCACCTGGTAAGGAACCTATACTTTTACTAGCACTTTCTACTACGCTTCTAACATAAACGATTTGTTCTAATCGTCTAGTTGATAGTAGTTTTAATGCTGCTAGCACAGCTAAATATGTTTTAGCTGATCCAGCTGGACCATCTACGATGGCTGCATGAGAATCATCTTTTAGGATTACTTCAAGGAATTGATTTTGAACTTCATTGAATGTAAACTTATTAGTTACATCGAAGTCATATTCCCATTTTTTAGTCCTAAATGACTTTTCTAATTCTTCTATATCTTTATAGCTATCATTGTCGTTTTTCTTTCCTTTACGGAATTTTTTATTTGACATCTAATATATTTATACTATAATTCGGAATGGACAAATCTTTATTTTTAAGTGATGACTTTGTATTTTATACGTTAGAAGGTGAAGGTAAGTGGATTGGTTATCCATCCGTGTTTATGAGACTTTCTATGTGTAACCTTACGTGTATAGGTTTTAAGAGTGAAGCTGCACCGTACGGTTGTGATAGTTATGTGAGTTGGTCAAAGAAGAATAAACTTACTTTTGAAGAGATAGCTCAACTTTTTGAAAAGAACGGTTATCATGAGAAGCTTCGTGAAGGAGCAATTCTTAAGTTAACTGGTGGTGAACCTTTCATCCAACAAAAAAATTTATTAGACTTTTGCAAGTTTATTCATGCAAGATGGGGGTTTAGTGATTACGATAAAATTATTGAAACATCGCAAGAATCAGATGAGCTATCAGAATTACAGAAACCGAGTTTGTACATTGACTTTGAAACGAATGGTACAATTATGCCTGATGAAGAATGGTTAGAGTCAGGTAAATGGATTACTACATTTACAACCTCACCTAAGCTATCTAACAATGGGGATGCAGAAGAAAAGAGATATAAAGTTGATGTATTGAGATATCTTGCAGAAAATGAAGCATGTTTTAAGTTTGTAGCTAAACAAGAATCTGATCTCAATGAAATTTTTGAGAAGTATATCAATAACCCTGAAATCGGTCTTACTAAGAATAACGTATGGATTATGCCTATGTGTGGTTCGAGAAAAGAACTAGTAGAAGTTGGACCTGTTGTTGCAGATCTTTGTAAGAAGCATTCGCTTAAGTTCTCCAATCGCTTGCATCTGCAGATATGGGACTTAGCTCTACGCGTTTAAATAATATTATGAAATTAGTAGTTTTCTTATCATTTTTAAACCAGCTTAAGATTTTTCACTGGCAAACCTTTTCTTATTCTCAACATAAAGCATTAGGTAAATCCTATGAAACGTTAGATGGGTTATTTGATAATTTTGTAGAAACCTACTACGGTAAATATGGTAAAACATTACAAGCTAAAATTTATAATTTTGAAGCAGATGCCTTGACACCAGAAACTGATGTTAAGAAATTTATTTCAAATAAAAAGCGTGATCTTATAAATTATCTTCGTAATGAAGTTATTAGTGATAAAGATGAGGATCTAAAAAATATTGTAGATGAGATTGAAGGTGAGCTTAACCACTTACAGTATCTGTTGGAGCTGTCTTAGATTTTAGTATATCACATTTACCGGTCTTAGGATTAACTAATACCATTGCCAAGATAATAACACCCATTGATACCGCTACTACCCAAAACGGTACCATAACTGCAATATAAGCCATACCTAAGGTAAAAATACCAGCAATAATAAAAGTAGGACTCTTTAAAAGCAACCCACCTACTAACTGGAGTATACCTATAATAGCCAAAGCTTTAACTATCCAGCGTAACATTTCCATGCGCTGTTCTTCTTTAGCGGAAGCTATTTTAGCTTCAGTTTCTTTTTGTATACGCGTAATTTCAGCCTGTCTTTCAGCCTCTAAACGTTGTATGTTCATTTTGTTTTCTTCTCTTAACTTACGTTTTTCAGCTTCTTTCTCTTCAATCAACTTAGTGGCTTTTTCATAAGCAGCTGCTGCAAGAAGCCCTTCTTTAACTTTTTCTTCATATTTTTTAAGTACTTCATCAACAGCCTTTTTTCTATCTAAGTCAACTTCAGCTCTTATATTAAGTCTTACATCTTCAGGTAATTGATCTAAACGAGCCATGTTCTCTTTTGCTCTTAAATGAGCAATAAGAAAATCAATATCTGTATCCTTTTTATTATTATCTGTTACGTAGTATATACCATAATTTACTTTGCTTATTTCGGCAAAGTTAGCAAAGTCTACTTCTTCTCTTTTCTTATATGCATCTGATAATTCTTTACGAAACGCTTCATACTCTTGCTCCATTTTAAGTTTAGCATCTTGTAATTTTTTATCAGAGTCAGCTATTTGACCTAACGCTTCATTAGTTGCTTTACCTCCAGCTATAGCTTTATCAGGGGTACCACCTAAGCTTTTCCAAGATTCTGGCATTTTTAAACCAGGTATCATAGAACAACCTGTAAAAAAAGTAACTAAAGCAAAAACTAAACATATACGTATAATATTACCATTAACTTTCATAAAGCTTCTATAAGATATTTAATAAATAATAATATATGAATAAAGATTCCCATCAGATTTTCGAAACCTATAAGCAAAAGCCTGCTAATTTAGAAATAGTTTCAGAAGGTATGTTCGATACGTTAAAAGCTCGTGGAGCTCAAGCTGTGGGTGCTGTTAAAGGTATGGGTCAACAAGCTGCTGGCGCTGTTAAAGGTGCTGTAGCTGGTGTTAAAGGCGATGTTGCTGGTGTACAAGCTGCTCAAAAACAAAAGAAAATGGGTGCAGTGCAAGGAGATATTGCTAAAATAGAAAGTTATAAGAAAACAGCTCAAAAAAAAATTGATAAATTAACTAAAGAAATTTTTGATGATATGTCAAAGTTAGGTATCAATGTTAAAGGTGTAAGCCCAAACAGTTCAAAACTCTTCTCAACACAGATGGGTAAAGCTTTTGACACTCTAGTAACTGATCTCAAGAAAATACCTTGAAATAATATTCAAGTAGCGTAAGTATTTTAATGCGTATTGCAATTTCTGGTACTTCGAATCAAGGTAAGACTACACTCATTAATGATTTTCTCAAAAACTGGCCTCAATATAAGACTGAAAGTAAGACATATAGAGATCTTTTAAAAGAGCAAAATCTACCCCATAGCAAAAACGCTACAAAAGACTCTCAATGGAAGATCCTCAACCTTATGGTTGATGAATTACAGAAGTATAAGAAAGGTGATAAAGTTTTATTTGATAGATGTCCTTTAGATAATCTTGTTTACTCTCTATGGTGTTGTGAAAAGAAAGTAGGTAAGATAGATGAAAAGTTTATCACTAAGTGTATTCCTATTGTAAAAGAAAGCTTTAGACTATTGGATATAATTTTCTTCTTACCTATAACAAAGGTTGCTCCAGTAAAGATAGAAGAGAATGGTACGAGAGAAACCGATCAAGTATATATTAAAGAAATTGACGCTTTATTTAAAAGCTTACATAGACAGTATAGAGAAGCTTTAGGTAGAACACCTTTCTTCCCTGCAGATGATACTCCAGGTATTATAGAGGTATTCGGCACTCCTCCAGAAAGAATTGAGATGATTAAATTCTATCTTGATGTGGATGGTGACTTAATAGGTGGTGATGTTTCATCTCCAGATAATCTATTCAATCCGCAAAATATTGATGAGATGGAAAAGCTTTTGAAATTGCAGAAAGAAACTAAAGCTAAAGAAGAATTATACGCTAAAGAGATTGCGCAGATAAAAGATTTTGTAAAGCAATCTGGTGGTAAAATTAAGCTTTAATTTTACTTAATACGCTTCCAAACATACAAACCGTACATCGGAGGCATATTGTTATGGAATGCACTCAATCCTGTCGCGTCTGTAGTTATTGGTTCTAAACCAACTTGTGCAGGTCCTAACTGGCTTTCAGTGTATATACCTGCAATACTTGCATTAGTTTCACCGTAAAAGCTACCATCATGTGTATGTGCTGGTAATTCACCTACAGTTAATTGATGACTATATTCACCTAAGTTAAAATTACCAGCAGTTATATTAGTTGCAGAATTACCCGGGTTAATCGTTACTTGATCACCGTTAACATCACCTGTATTATAAGGTACACCGTTACTATATGTATTACCTACACCTGCAATATAATTACCTTGAGCGACTTGCACCCATTCTGTACCAGGAAAATATAAGCTAGGATTAACAAATGTAGTTGTATACCTTATACTGTTTACTGGATAAAACTCGTACTTAGAAGAGTTAAATGAATCATTAATAATTGACACAGCGTATGTACTTAATGATTTAAATAATGAAACGGTATCTGATGATAAGTTGGTTAGAGTTGTAGATAAAAATTGGGTATTGGTTGAATTAGCTGATAGTGTATCTGAAAAAGTCGTATTATTGTTTCCAAACAATAAGTCTCTCAAAATAATCTGTTGTGTAACACCTTCTGGAGATGATGTATTTTTTGTTTGTACAATAAAGCTATCAGTATTGACAATACTGAAAGTCTGGGGTAATTTTAAAATTCCTATTTTCATATTTTATCCTATTCTTGTCCAAACATACATACCATAAAATGGAGGTACGTTGTTGTGAGCTACATTCTTACCTGTGTAAGTAGATTGTAAAGTAGCAAGTTTAGATCCTTTCGTGGCCGCACTCTCAGTAAACGGACCAGCATTGGCTGCATAAAATCCTTGCGGTGGGTAAAAGTCATGTGTATGAACAGGTAATTCATCTACGGTTAAGGTATGTTTATATTCTCCAGTATTAAAATTAACTGCTGCGTTACCTTCACCAACTACAAAACCGTTACCATTTTTATCAACACCTGAACCGACCCCAGCTACGAATAAACCTTGAGCTACTGCATCCCATGCCGTCTCTGGAATATAAGTTGATGGGTTAACACTTGATAAAGTAAAAAGAACAGAGCCTATAGGGTATATTGAATTAAGAGTATTAGCTGAAGCAGATGCAATAGTTGTACCATATAACTGTTCAATAAACTTTACAAAGTCATATAACTCCCCGGATAGATTGTCTGTATTAGACGATATAGTAGCAAGATTAGTAGACTGTGCAGATATGTCAGGCGCGAAAGTAAAATTATCTAAACCAAAAATAATATTTTGAAATTTGATAGATTTTACTCCAGTAGATGTACCCAATACAAAGAAATCGTCTTGTTTGACTTCACCTGCTTCAGGTAACTGAGAGAAACTAATACCGTGGTTAGACATATTCGTATTTATGAAATTCTTAGCCAAACATACAGTCCATATACTGGAGGTATGTTGTTATGTGGAATGTTATTACCTGTTGCAGTTGATGTAAAAGGAGCAGATGGGCTGCCTGGTCCGGGACCGCTCTCTACGTATATACCAGCGGTAGATGTTGTTGTACCTTCATACGGTGCAAATGTATGGTTATGACTTGGTAATTCAGAAACGTTAAGAGCATGATTATACTCACCAGCCTTGAAATTAGCATTAGCTAATTGAGGACTTACTGTGAACCCGTTACCGTTTTTATCTACCCCGGATCCGACACCTGCAATGAAAAGACCTTGAGACACGTTTAGCCAATTTGTACCAGTTACGAAATTATTAGGTGATGTATTAGATTCTGTAAACATAAAAGACCCTACTGGAAAAACTAGGTTAATGAAATTTTGTATGGAATTATTAGCATTAATATTACCTAAGTTTAATATAAATTGCGCTTGTTGTATAATTTGAGCAGATAGTGAAGTAATGCTAGATGATAAGCTAGCAATATCAGTGGTTTGAGATGAAACAGTAGATGCAAACGTTACATTATCTAAACCTATTTGTATATTTTGATAATCTATCTTTTTAGTTTGCGTTACATCTTCAATTACAAAAAAGTCTCCGTTTTGAACGTTTCCAGTAAAAGGTAACTGTAGGTAGCTTACTGAAGCTGTTGACATATATCAATTATTTAATATATAATCTTATGGCTAATATAGGTGTTGGCATTATTACATGCAATCGTCCTGAGTACTTAAAAAACTTATTACAGACCATTCCTGTTGATAAGGTATCAAGTCTTGTTATTATCAACGATGGTGATGTAAAAAATAAGATAGATTTAAAGTCTATAGGGGTTTGGATCCAAAACGAGCAAAACTTAGGAGTAGGTAAATCTAAAAATAAAGCTATGAAACACCTTTACGATGAAGGATGCGATTATATCTTCATTATAGAAGATGATATGCTTATAAAAGATAAAGACGTGTTTGAGAAGTATATTCAAGCATATAAGAAGTCAGGAATACATCACTTCAATTACGGTCCAGGTTCACCGTTTAATCGCAAACAAGACATAGCCTTTGATTTACATAACAGACATTTATTAAACCAGCATAGTGAGCCTAATCCTAGATTAGTTTTTGATTACGGTGATGGGGTAAAAGTAGCACTATATGAGCACACAGTTGCTATGTTTTCGTTTTTTACCAGAGAAGTATTAGAAAAGGTCGGTTACTTAGACGAGGACTTTTATAATGCATGGGAGCATGTTGATCACACCTACCGTATAATAAAAGCAGGTTACCATCCACCTTTTTGGTGGTTTGCAGATATTGCTGATAGTGATAAGTTATTAACTGAAGCACCTGGAGCTATAGACAATTCTTCTATTGCAAACAAATCTGAGCAGTGGCAAAAAAATGTATACGGTGGTAGAGAAATTTATAAAAAGAAGCATGGTCATTATCCAAATATGCCACCACCAGTGACTAAACAAGAAGTTGTAGACGCTGTAAAAAAGCTCAAGGATGAAAAGAATAGGAATTAGTCTTGTAGGTATAAGTCATTTATTAGGCAATCAAAGATGGCCAATAAGTCGGTCTTATTTAGACTGTAAAGATAATTTTTATGAAAAAATAATATTACCTCTTAAAGATCGTATGGATGTATCTTTATATATCACAACTTATGATTCAACTGAAAGAGATAATATTATAAACTTTTATAAACCTAAAAAGTTTGATTTTTTAAATTTTGAACACTCACATCAAATATTAACATTTATAAGAAGCTTAGAATTATTACAACAAGAGCATTTAGATTATATTATTATAACTAGGTTTGATATTTTTTTCTTAAATGATGTTTTAAAATCTTTAAATTTCAATTTAAACAACTTTAACTTCCTATGCAAAGAAAAGGACCATTGGGATAATTACAAGTTTGTTAATGATTGTTTTTATTTTTTACCTTTTAAATATCTTAGTAGTTTAATTAAAGCTAGCTATGAGTTATATTACAAACCACCTAGACCTGGTTTGATGGACATGCACGGGCTTTATACCCCGTTAAATAATATTATAGGTAACGAAAATATTAGTTTCTTAACAGATGAACCTCATTTAAGTAGTGGTAATTCAATATATACCTTGAAGAGACGAAATCAGTGATTAAAATAACAAATGACGGTTTTGATCTTGTCTAATACTGTAAATGTGGAGTACTATAACTTGTTAGAGAATTGTATAAATTCTATAGGTAACTATAAGATTGTAATTGTAGAAACAAATACTAAGCTAAAAGATAAACAAATACCTTTATCGGAGAAATGTAAGTTTGTTTTTCCAGATGAAGAATTTAACTATAATAAATTTTTAAACATTGGTATCAGCCATATAACAGACGATAAATTCATTATCAGTAATAACGATGTAGTGTACCATAAAGACTGTATTAATATTTTAGAAAAAGCTTTAGATCAATATGACTCAGTATCTCCTTACGACTTCAATAATCCTAAACATACGTACGGTTTTGAAGCTATCGGATATAACATAGGTGAGCAGTTAACAGGATGCTGTATAGGATTAACTCGTAAAACTTACAATACTATAGGTAAGTTTGATGAAAAGTTTTCATTTTGGTATCAAGATAATGATTATGCTGACCAGTTACGTAAGCAT